CGCCGCTTCCGGTGGTCGCGTTTCCGTCACGATCGCCAGAAACGGTGATTTGATCGGTGACATGTATGTTGAATTGGCGGCGACCGCCACCGTCACCGCATCGACTTTGGATGCGTGGGCCGCGGAACGTTCGATCAAGGACGTTGAATTGTCCATCGGTGGTCAAAGAATCGACAAGCACTACCAAAAGTGGTGGAGATTGTACGCTGAATTGTACTTGGACGAATCCAAGAAGCTCAGCTACGGTAAAATGACATCGGCGTCCAAGGCGGGCACTGTCTTCTTGCCATTGATCTTCTTCTTCAACAGAAACCCAGGATTGGCCTTGCCATTGATTGCCTTGCAATACCACGAAGTCCGATTGGACTTTGACTTGGCGTCCGATTTTTCTGACAACTTTACCTCCTTCAAGGTTTGGGGTAACTACATCTACCTCGACACTGAAGAGCGCAGACGATTCGCGCAAAAGGGTCACGAATACTTGATTGAACAAGTCCAACACACTGGTTCGGACACTTTGGGCGCGCAGGATGCGGCCAAGCAAATCAGATTGTCCTACAACCACCCAGTCAAGGAATTGGTTTGGTGCACTGACATCGGTTCCAACTTGTGGAACTTCACTAGCACCCCAGTTGTTATCAGTTCCAACGTTGCCACTGTCGCGTCCGCGAACTGCTTTGTCTCGCCATCCGCGATCGGTGCGCCATTGTTGGCTGCCTCCGAAGGTGCGGCTCAGTGGGATGAAAACTTCGTTGGTCCATTGTCTTCCTTCAAGTTGATCTTGAACGGCCAAGACAGATTCAAGGAACAAAGTGGTAAGTACTTCAACCAAGTCCAATCGTTCAACCACCACTCCGGTTCCCCAATGCCAGGTATCTACTCGTACTCCTTTGCGCTTAAGCCAGAAGAGCACCAACCAACGGGTACCTGCAACTTCTCCAGAATCGACAACGCGCAAGTTTCGGTTACTTGCAACAGAGCGAACAGTTCCCTTCACATGTTCGCGACCAACTACAACGTTCTCAGAATTCAATCTGGTATGGGCGGTCTTGCATTCTCCAACTAAGTTAGTTATCTAGTCTAGTAAAAAATAAATAAAAATTAGATTTTAAAATTTAGACCAAATTTTAAAATCTATTTATATTAAAAAAACAATATGGGGTTCGGTTCATTAGCAAAAATGGCTGCAAAAGGTGTAGCTAAAAAAGCAAAATCCGAATTAAAAGATTCTAGAAACCAAATGGTTTCTATAGCAAAAAATAGAGGTCAACAGGCTATAAATGGAATGAAACAAAATGCGATTACGTATGGAACTGTTAAATTGAATCAAGCACAGACGCGTGTTTATAATAGAATGGGTGCTATAAAAACAGGTTTGGTACAAAACGGGCAACCTATTATGCAAGGTCCAAACGGTGGTAACTTCAGACTTGGTCCAAATGGACAAAGATTACCCGTATTATAATTTAACCCCCAAAACTCGGCGTAGTTTTTGCATGATTTTAGGATCCGGAATAGCTTTACCCGATTCGTATGAAGAGATGATATCTGTTGATACGTTTATGAGACCCGCGAGATCTTTTTGTGTATACTGTTTTGCGACGCGTGCTTTTTGAATCGTTAATGCCGTTTCTTTACTGACTTTTTTGTGTGTACCTAACTCAGTTTCATCGAGTTTTTGTTCTTTTGTTTTACCCGAATACTGACTTCGTTTAGGTAATTTTATTTCCTGACCCATGAATTTAACATACTTTTCCTTTTCCTTTTCCTTATTAACTTTACCGCGAATAATAATGGGATCCCAGTCTTGGTAATGGTTCATTTTAATTCAAAAAGACTTAAAATTTTAAGTAGTGATACAAATATAATGGAGACTATTTACGAAATACTAATAGCATTTTCCGCATTTGGTGTTTTGTATATGAATTTTGATAGAATTATGTATTGGTGTATTTCAAAATCAGACGACGAAACATAAAGATTTTATCGTATATACTAATAATGATAGAAGTCTACACAGATGGAAGTTGTCTCGGTAACCCGGGACCTGGTGGTTGGGCCTATCTTATAGAAAACGTGATAGGCCGAGGAGGTTCCATGATAACCACAAACAATATAATGGAAATGACTGCGGTCATAAAAGCACTCGAGAAGTGTATTGAGATGGGATACGATACTGTAACTATATATACCGATAGTAACTATGTAAAATTGGGGTTACTCGAATGGTCTAAGAATTGGGAACGGAATGGGTGGAAAACGAGTAAAGGTGATCCCGTAAAGAATAAGGATTTATGGATACACATGTTATACCTGTTACGTAAAATTGAAAACGTTGAAATGAAATGGGTCAAGGCACATAACGGAAACGAGAAGAACGAACGTGTCGATACATTGGCGCGCGAGTACGCATACTTATTTTCTAAGAAAGAGTAATGAGTACACCAGAACAACACCAGTGGTGTCCAAACCAAGAAAACCTTCTTAAACGCTGGGCCGAAAAGGCTGCCGGGTACCGGTGGTTACATAATCACGCCCGCGTTTTATATAAACGTCAACACGATTGGTTATCGTACCCGTCTATAATTATATCGAGCATTACGGGCGTTGGTGGCTTTGCGGTTTTGAGTCCCGATACGAATAGTATGTCCGAGGACCAAAAACAAAAGATCGTTATTTTCCAATACTTTTTTGCGTTCATGAACGTTATTGCGGGTATACTTACATCTATATCTAAGTTTAACAATTCCGCGCGGTTCATGGAAATGCACTCAGTCATGTCTGTACAATACTCGAAACTGTATAGGAACATAGATATGGAACTTTCATTGGAAACGCAACACCGCGAGGACGTTTTGGAATTCGTGAACAAAACCCGCGTCGAGTACGATCGATTACTCGACGAGGCGCCCGATATACCTTCTGATTCTATCGCTGCATTTAACGAAGCGTTTCCCGATAGGGAAAACAAACCTGACGTATGTAACGGTTTAAGTGTTATTAATTGTGGTGAAGACACGGATAGTCATAAAAACATGATACTTAAAAACTGGTTACTCAAAAAGCGACCGGGAACACCGACAACACCGAGACCTTCAGTCGATTTGAAATCGTACAATTCGGAAGAACAAGTTTAAAATATTATATAATTGTAAAGTAATATGGGTATAATATACATGTTAACATCACCAGATAATAAGAAGTATATAGGACAAACTATACAGGGGTTTACGAAGAGGATGTACGGACATAAACATGGAAAATCATATTGCAGAGTATTAAGAAATGCGATCAATCATTTTGGTTTTGATACTTTTAAAAAGGAGATAATTTGGGAAGGTGATAACTGTAGTCTTTGTGATATGGAAAAATATTATATCAATGAATACGATACATTATATCCAAATGGTTACAACCTATCTTCTGGAGGTGGGAGAGGAGAACATAGATGTAAAGATACTATAGAGTTAATGGTGAATAATCAGAGAGAAATGGCTAAACAAAGAAACAAAGGGCTTCTTGGATTTATAATAGAAAATCGTTCAAAAAAAGATGGACATATAACTTCTTGGAGTTTTGGAACATATAAACTTAGATGGGGTGGATTTAAAACAAAAGAAGATGTGTTAAATTTTCAGAAAAAATATACAGAAAATCCAGATAATATTAAGAAAACATATTTACAAAAAAGAACAAAAAATGGTAGTGGGTGTGTGTATTATAGACAAGATAGAAAAAAGTGGTGTTTGTCTAAAAATAATAAATATATGGGTTCGTATGAAACAAAAGAAGAAGCCGAAAAGGCAAGAATTCTATTACTATAAACCAATTTTTACATATGGGACACATATGTAAAAAGTGATATTCCCGCCGGGTATCGATCCCGGGATATAGTCTTAACTCCGAACTTATGAACTAAATCATAACTTGACATACTTTAAAAAGTATAAGGACTATGTGATGACCATTTCACTACGGGAACCTATATAGTATACACACTTATTCTTTAAGTTACACACGCTTAAAAAATACATCCATATATACTATATGAAGTGTTTGTCTTGTGCACACACCCCAGAGTATAAACGCGAACAAATTCGGCGGAACGTTCTCGAAAGTACGTACTCTAAGAAACCAAACCTCGGGTTTAAACGTCGCGATAATGCGCGTCTTCGGTTACGGTTTAAGGAGGCTATAGAGTACGCCCACGATACGTGTTCGGAGAAATCGACGGACGCGTGTTTCAACGCATGGGACGAGGTTGACGAACTCGAAGACTCGATGATGCGGTACGGTATAAATTTGTATGACGATAGTAACATGCGGTACGGATCACTTCTTCGACGCGCGTTTAAGGTTCGTTGGAACGTACGTAACGTCGAGGACCATCACGTCATACCAGCACAGTTCAAAAGCCACCCGGTCGTTGAAAAGGTAAACTACGATATACACGCGAG